ACTTTTGTTAGGCTAAACTCCCGAGAATAATATGTCTCGAAGTCGATTGTTAATATGTTCACTGCATGCACTCCGATATAACATTTGTTAGGTATTCAAGGTTGTCTTCACGAATGATGCATGTGTAACCGCCCGATGCGTTGATCGTTTCTAGATTCTTTAGTTGTAGCGCGGTTGCTTGTCCCTTGCCAGCTTTGGCTTCGATCGCTACGAACTTGCCGTTCACGCAACACAGGAAGTCAGGCACACCGCTATTGCCGTAGCCAGTGCCGATAGGCATAGCGTAGTAGATGTTGTGGGCTTTTAAGATAGCCTTGATCTTTGCCTTGACCTTGGCTTCAGGTGTCGTTGCCATAGATCATGCTCTTCCATACTGAGACCGAGGGCATGTGGTTGTGTGACTTGGTCGGTGTCGTGTAACCATTGTGGGCAATCCATCCGAGCGTACTCAAAGTGCGTACGCCTGATACCCATACGTTAGGGTGCAGTTCTTTGGGTCGGAATAAAAGTTTCTTGCCGCAGTACTCTCGGAACTCATCGCCGAGAACAACTGGTTTAGACACTAACAACTCTTCTGCTAACTCTAAGTAGCGCTCAACAAACTCGGGGTTTGCTTTGCTTGCCTTTGACCAACACTTGTCGGCAAGGGCAAGTGCGTTGTCCATACGTTCATTCATCTGATACTCCAAGAAGTTTTTCAAGTCTTGATAATAGCATAACTTTTTACTTTGTCAATAGTACAGACGAAAAAAAGCCCGCACTAGACGGGCTTAGTTCTAACAAATGTTAGGTGTCACTTGAGCGAATTAATCTCACGTGTCAGATACCATTGTGCTTTGCGCAAGTCTTCCAACTTGTTGCCTTTGTGGTCGGCACGAGTCAGATACTTAATCACATTGCCAAGGTTGTACCCGAGCTTCTTAGCTTCGATGAAGTCGATCGTCTCGATTCCACCTACTGTGTAATGAGCAGGGTTGTTGACCGGGTCGGGCTTAGGCTCAAACATTTCGATCTGGCGTTGTCCTTGCATACGCAACTTTGCTTTTGCTACCCCCGCTTCATACGCAAGTTGTGCCATACGCTTGGGTGTCGTATCCGTAACCGAATCCTTATAAAAAGGAATGTCCGATGAAGCAAACGCAATCGTCTTCCAGTTAGATTTGTCAGTCATGGCTTTCTTCTTTTGCATCCCCCCAAGCTTCTTCGCTATTTTGGCTTTCTTCTTTGCGTTCCACAATACTGTGGATACATAAGCAGGGGTTACGCCTATCGCCTTGGCTACGTCTACTGACTTAGCCTTTGGGTTAGACGCAACGTAGTTACGGATTTGTGCTGACTTGGTTGCTTTTGGTATTGTTGCTAATTCGATCATGATTTATTTCCTGTTTGGTTGTTAACGTACTCGGTAAGAACTTCTCTCATTTTGGCTTGCTTTGTATACGCATAGTTTGTGTTGAAGTAATCCATCACATCCTTTGGTAGACGCAAGCTCGTACAAGATAGTGCGGGTTTCTTACCAAGCCCCCGCCCTTTCTTTTGTTGTTCCGGTTTTAGGTATTCAATTCCTGTTGTCATTTAATAATCCCTCGTAGTATTTCTTAGGCATTGGTGCTTTCTTATCCAATAGCTCACGTAGCCATTGCGCACCACCAAGCTGTTGCAGTATTAACCAATGCCTGTCCGACATTCGTACCTGTCTCCCCAATAGTTTCTCGGGCGGTTTAGGTCTTGGCATTTAGTAAACTCCCTGAAATTACTTTGTTAGCCCAACATCTAGCGCATGACCACCTTTGTGGGGACAATTCGATTCCCCCCTCGGGGGGCTTTAACTCTTCGCACTTGTTGCATAGCTTGTACTTGTGTACAGGTTGCCTACTTCCAAGTTGAAGTTGTCGGTTTACAAATCCGTTCATTCGGCTAGTACCTCATCTAAAAATATTCTTACTCGATGTACTGCCTCATCACAGTTCCTATCCACTTGCCCACTTGATAGCATCCGGTCAATATCAACCAACGCTAGGTAATACTCTTCACCTTTTAGCGCGTGCTTGAGCTTGCCCTCGTCTTGTGGATACGTGTATTCAAGTACGGCTTTCATACGCTGCCCCTTTGGTGATGCGTATAAGCAAGCGTGCCTTACGCCATGTTCTGCGTATATCGGTATTGGCGGCGCTAAAATATTTAAACTTGGGGTCGTTACACCCCCGTAGGGGGATAGCCCTTGAGCTATATTTAATTTCTTCGTTCATTTCATACTCCTTTGCTAACATTTGTTAGCTCATCGACCAACAAAACAAATATCTCATTTGTTACCTTGCAACCCACATCGGTGAGATACTGCTCATCTTCCACAAGTTTAAGCATACCCATCTTCATACGCATATCCACGGGGAGCGTATTATCATCGTATAGGTCTACCTTGTCACCTATTTTGACTAGGTACTTACCTGTATCTTTAACTACCAATGCGGTCTTATTATTACTAAAGTCCTCTTGCACTTTCTCGATAGTCTTCATCTCGGTATCGAGTAACTCTACCTTCTCCATAGAGACAGTAACCTTGTGTCTAAGTGAGGGTATCGCTTCTGCTTTTAGGTATTCCAAGAACAAGGCATTGCCTTTAGTCTCAGCCCACGCCAACATCTCATTCTTAACAAGGCTTTGATGTTGAGTACGCTCACGCTCTTTGTTCCAGCTCGCTCTAGACACTACACGTTCTGCCGCATCCTTAGCTTTACTGATACGCTCGTTGGGGTTCATTTTGCCGAACATCTTCTTCGCCATAAGGATAGCTTTGTCTGCATCCACAGTGCGATACGAGTCCGATCGTTGTCTGCCCTTACCAATACGATCGTTACAGATAGCGATAACCTTCCCGCGTTGACCCATGTAACTCAACCCGATAGTGCCTAGCTCTTCACCATCTAGCTTGACTGTAAAGCCCGATGCCACTCGGTTGCTACCTGTACCCAAACCGCTGTTATTGATAACGAAAGTCCACAGTGGATTCAATGAAGCCAGTCGGTTAACCACAGGGTCAAGCATGTTGAACACGCCTGACAACTTAAACCCCTCCTTGTCCATAGTCTTCTGCAAGTCTTCACCAACAACTACGTTACTCAAACTCAATGTATTCATAGACATATTCACTTACTCCTAACAAATGTTATAAATTACCACTCGAACTTACCTAAGATCGCATCGACCTTAGACTTTAGATTCTCACGAACCAACGGGCTATCCTTGACCTCTTCAATGTCAGCACCAAGCATAGCTAGCTCTACTTGCCTACGTGCATCTTCTAACTTGGGGTCGTTAGTCACGTTCAGCTTCGTCAACAACTCACACAACTCCAATGGGTTGCTAATCAATGAGTCGTGATACCGCTTCTTGTTGTCACTTGTATCTCCCAACTTCTTGGACATACCCAAGAGAACTTCGTGCAGTCTCTCCCATGGGGTACGCATCGCATCGGCTAGCTTCTCCGAATACTGAACCTCGTATGCTGACCTCATCTCCTCTAAGTCATGCGCAGGAATGTCCAAGCGAAAGTCGCCAGCCTCGGGCAAAGGTTTCACGCTACGTCTAAAGCTGAACTTAGTCCTAACTTCTGTTAGGTCGGGGTAGTCCTCTGCCTTGTACATAGAACCCAAGTTGACCTTGGCTTCCTCAACCAACCTCTCGTACTCATCAAAGAAGTTATCGCACAACATGTTGAACGTACGCTCGTATCCATTCATGGTCTGCTTGTAGTCCATGAACAACTTGGTCGGCAACATGCGTTCACCCTTGTCTGCCCAAGGTAAGGTGTGTTGATTGTTGTAGAGTCGAACCCTTGCGGCGAACTTCTCAATGTCTGCTCGTAGGCTTGTACCCGCAAACAGATTCTTCTTGGTCTGTGACGCATCTTTGTGTGCTGATGCGCTTGCATTGACTTGGCTCGTGATTTCACGATCGATCTTTGCGGCGGGCCAAACGCTGATGTTCAACTCTACTAATACTGCTGATGCACTAATACTCATTTTATTTCCCCTGTGGTTTTCCGGCTAATCTAGCCATTTGATAATGTGTGTCACTAACGATCTTCATGTTGAACGATGCCTCGTTCGGATACACGTGGTAGGTGTAAGTGCTATCCATCCCTTTCTCTTTGCGCACGTCATCACTCCACCACTTCTCTTCGTATACGTCAGCACTCTCAAGGCACTCGACCAACAGCATTGCCTTGTCTTTGCTCATCACTAACTTCTTATATCCAATGTCAACTACTACCATCTGATACCTCCTAACATTTGTTATGAACCACCACCATTTAATCCTTGACAAGAATCGTTTTGCCGTTGTCTGCAACACAATCGTTTCCTCCTACGATCGCCCACAGTACAGGCGCAGTCCAATCCCGACCCCAGTCGTTACCCACGTATCCATCGGTGAGCATGATGACGCACTCAGGTACGATACGCTTCTCTTTCAGATACTCAGATACACATGAGGGTGACGTACCACCACCACCTCTAGGTTTAGTAGAGTTGATGATGTTAGACACATCGTTCTCGGTGTACTCTTCGTGTCCGGCTACTCGGCTATCCCAATAGATCAAGTCCACTTGGCTAGGCTTTACTTCTTCTGCGATACCCTTAACTTCTGTTAGGAAGCCCGACAACTCTTCTTGACCAATCGAACCGGATGTGTCTACGGCAATAACCATATGACCAACCTTCTCACCGATCAAGCTAGGCATATACGTACCCATAGACAAGAACCTACGATTCACCCTACGCCATGACGATGTATCTTTTGCGCTACACGTAGACTTCACGAACTCACGCAACATTTCACGCCAGTCGACCTTTGGCTCGAGCAACTCAAGCAAGTCCCGATCGAGATCACCACCACC